ACACTTATATTCCGGGTTTTGGCTTTTACGGCCTTGGTCTTATTCACATCGTGGGCGGCTACGCTCGCGCTGGTACATCTATTCTTCGTCAGCTTGTCGATGCCGGGACTCTTTCCAATCTGCCCGGCGGTCTTAAATCTCGGGGTCTGCGTGTAAAGGGTGACGATACGCCCATCGCCCCCGGCGAGTTCCGTGACGTAGATGTACCCAGCGGCAGTATCCGGGACAACATCCTGATGCTTCCTTATAAGGAGCCGAGTCAGGTCCTGAATCTGCTGTTGGGGCAGATCGTTGAGGATGGCCGCAGACTTGCGTCAATTGCGGACCTTAAAGTCTCCGATATGTCGGCACAAGCGCCCGTCGGGACAACGATGGCAATCCTTGAGCGCATGCTCAAAGTCATGAGTGCCGTCCAAGCTCGCGTGCATTTCACGCTCAAACAGGAGTTCAAGCTCCTTAAGGGTATCGTGCGCGACTATGCCGACGAGGCTTATACATATGAGGTAGACGGCAAAAAAGGCCGCGCAGCTAAAAAGGAAGATTTCGAGCATGTTGAGATTATTCCTGTCAGCGATCCTAACGCCGCAACGATGGGTCAGCGCATCGTTCAGTATCAGGCAGTGATGCAGTTGGCGCAAGCCTCGCCTCAGATATACGACCTTCCTGCGCTACACCGCCAGATGCTTGAGGTTATTGGCATCAAGAACGCTAATAAGCTGGTCCCGATGGAAGAGGACCAGACGCCTAAAGACCCTGTTAGCGAGAATATGTTCCTGATTAAGGGTAAACCCGCCAAGGCGTTTATGTATCAGGACCACGACGCCCATATCGCCGTCCACCAGTCAATGTCGCAAGACCCGTCTATTCAAGCCATGATGCAGCAAAACCCCGCTGCACAGCAGACGATGGCGGCTATTCAGGCGCACATCATGGACCACTTGGCGTTTAAGTACCGCAAGGACATTGAGAAACAACTCGGTGTACCGCTGCCTCCGATGGAAGACGAAGCCCAAGAAGGCGAAGAAGACCGCCGTATGTCGCCTGAGATGGAGGTTCAAGTTTCTCAGTTGGCTGCTATTGCCGCGCAACAACTCCTCCAATCGAATATCGCCCAAGCCCAGCAGCAACAGAATCAGCAGATGGCGCAAGACCCTGTTATTCAGATGCAGCAGCAGGAGCTTCAGCTTAAAGCGCAGGACGGTCAGCGCAAGATGATGGAGAGCCAAGCCAAGATGCAGAACGAGCAGGCCAAGCTCCAGATGGATCAACAAAAGCTCATGCTTGAGAGCAAGAAGATCGACTTGGATGCGGCTAAAGCAGGTAATCAGGCAGAGCAGGCCGACTTCAAGAACATCATCGACGCTATTAAGAACAACAGTAAGCAACCCAATCAGGGTTCAAACAAGCCCAAACCGGGTGATCGTTAATGGAAGAAAAGATCCTCAAACATCTCCTCGCTGAGTTTGGTGAGGAGATTGCAACTAACACCGCTGCTTTACAGCAGGGTGCGCCTAAGACGTTTGATGAATATAAGTATCTGTGCGGGGTGATTCGGGGTCTAAGTCTCGCGCAGTCCTATGTAACCGACCTCATGCGAAGACTGGAGCATTTTGATGAGTGAAGAACAATCCACAGCTACCCAACTGCCCAAGCCCCAAGGGTACAAGCTGCTGTGTGCGGTGCCGGAAGTAGAAGATAAGTTTGAGTCCGGAATCCTTAAAGCAGACTCTTCGGTACGAATTGAAGAGCATAGTACGGTGGTTCTCTTCGTCATTAAGGCCGGTGAAATGGCCTATAAGGACGCGGACAAGTTTCCTACGGGACCGTGGTGTAAAGAGGGTGACTTCGTTATTACCCGTGCTTATGCGGGTACCCGCCTGAAGATTCATGGTCGGGAGTTTCGGCTTATTAACGACGATACCGTCGAAGCCGTGGTCGAAGATCCCCGTGGTATTACCCGCGCTGGCTAAGGAGACTTAAATGAGCGAGCAAGTTGAGTTTGAGTTTCCTGACGAGAAGGAAGCTAAGGCTGCGGCCTCTGAAAAGGAGGCTAGCAACGAGTTAGAGATTGAGGTTGTAGACGATACCCCTGAGAAAGACCGGGGCCGTGAGGCGTCTGAACCTCCCGCTGAAGTTACTGACGAAGAGATCGAGAAGTATTCGGAGTCAGTCCAGAAGCGTATTAAGCACCTGTCCAAGGGTTACCACGATGAGCGTCGGGCTAAAGAAGCCGCTGCCCGTGAGAAAGAAGAGGCTCTTCGCTTCGCCCAGCAGGTATACGAGGAGAATAAGAAGCTCAAAACCTATGCCAACCAGTCCAATAGGACTGCCACGGAGGCGAATAAATCCGCTGCCGAGGCCGAATTGGCGCAGGCTAGGGCTAAGTTTAAGAAGGCTTACGAGGACGGCGATGCCGATCTTTTAGCTGCGGCGCAAGAAGAAATCGCTGACGCTAAGATTAAGATTAACCGCGTCCAAGAGAAACTTGTTGAAATCCCGGATGAAGATACTTTACAACGGGAGAATAAGCGAGTATATAGTGAACCAGAACCCGCCCAGTATAGACCGGACCCAAAAGCACAAGCGTGGCAACGCCAAAACTCTTGGTTCGGATCTGACGAGGAAATGACCAGCTTCGCTCTGGGGGTGCATGAGAAATTGGTTAAACAGGGTGTCGATGCTGAATCAGATGAATACTACGAGAAGCTGAATCGGAGAATCCGGCAAGTGTTTCCCGAATCATTCGATGATGAAGTAGTCGAGGAAAAGCCCAAAAAGGCTAAACCCGCAAATGTAGTGGCCCCAGCAACGCGAAGCACCGCGCCCAAGAAAATCGTGCTGACGCAAACGCAGGTGGCATTTGCAAAACGGATCGGAGTCCCGTTAGAAGACTACGCGAAAGAAATTGCGAAACTGGGAAGAGAAAATGGCTGAGAATCGTACTGAACGTGGACTTACCAATCGTGATGCGGATACCCGCGAGCGGAGAGTTCGTCAGTGGCAACCGGCTGCTACCCTCCCAGATCCGGCCCCACAACCGGGATACGCTTTCCGTTGGATTCGTACCTCTATTCTTGGTCAACCTGACCCGACTAATATGTCTGGCAAGTTGCGAGAAGGGTGGGAACCCGTGAAAGCGGAAGATCATCCTGAGATGATGCTCACCCCGAACGCCTCGGGAAATCTTGAAATCGGCGGTCTGATCCTGTGCAAAACTCCGCAAGAGTTGGTGGATCAACGCGATGCGTATTACAACAAGCAAGCCCGCGCACAGATGGATTCGGTCAATAACACGCTTTTCCGTGAAAATGACCCGCGTATGCCTCTGTTCAAGGACCACAAGTCCGAGACTTCGCGCAGTGCTTTTGGTTCAGGTTCATCTAAACTTTAATTCGGAGGCCGTAAATGGCTAGTATTGCTTCTCCCTACGGTTTGAAGCCGATCAACCTAATCGGTGGTCAGAGCTTCAACGGCGGTTCCCCCCGCGAGTACAGTGTTATCGCGGATACGACTGCGTTTTTCCTTGGCGATATGATCTCGGTTAGCTCCGCAGGTCTGCTCGCCCGTGTGACGACTTCGCCTACTGCTGGTACTACCGCTGGTATCATCGGTGTGTGCGCCGGTGTTCGCTACGTCAATCCCGGTACCAAGCAAAGCCTCTGGGCGCAGTACCTCCCAGCTAATGCCACGACCGCTGGTTTTACCGACATTTATGTTTATGTCTGGGACGACCCGGATCAGATTTATCAGATCCAAGGTGGCACTTCTTCTTCGGGAACTGCTGCGCTGGGTTCGTTTAACAGCGGAACTAACAGTTCGGGCTGGCGTGGTGCTATTGGCAAGAACGCAGCAATCGGTACTACGACGGCTCCGACTAATACTGTCCCCGGTATTTCTGGTGTGAGCTTGATCGTTAATACTACTGCCACCAGCAACGGTAACGGCCTTGTCACTACCGCCAGCGCGATGCGTATTCTTGATTTTGTTCGCGGCACCGAGTTGGATGCTTATCCCGAGTTCATTGTCAAGTTTAATCATGGCACGCACTCGTACTACTTCTCGACCGGCGTCTAAGGGATAATTAAAAATGGCTATTTCACGTTCCCAACTACTCAAGGAACTGCTCCCCGGTCTGAACGCTCTGTTCGGCATGGAGTACAACCGTTATGGCGAAGAACACAAGGAAATCTACGAAGTCGAGAGTTCCGAGCGTTCGTTCGAAGAAGAAACCAAGCTGTCGGGCTTTGCTCCCGCCCCGGTGAAGACCGAGGGTTCGGCAATCGCTTATGACAACGCGCAAGAAGCATGGGTTGCTCGTTACACCCATGAAACCATTGCGATGGGTTTCGCTCTGACCGAGGAAGCTGTCGAAGACAACCTGTATGACTCGCTGTCGGCTCGTTACACCAAGGCTCTGGCCCGTGCAATGTCCTACACCAAGCAAGTCAAGGCTGCTTCGGTGCTGAACAACGGTTTCACCGCCGGTTATGTCGGTGGCGATAACGCTACGCTGTTCGCTGGTACTTCGACCACAACTGGTCACCCGCTGGTTAGCGGTGGTTTCAACCAGAATCGGCCCTTCACCGGT